ATTAAAAACGAAGTTTCTGATAGGTATACCTATTCTAAATATAAAATACTTTCTCATGAATTGTTTCAAGAAGACTGTCTTGTTATTGATGGAAAAAATATACTAACTAAAAATTTTTATAATAATTTTGAAAAAGAAATTCAAGATTATGATTCCGTTCTAGAGGCACATAATAATGTGGATTGTTTTTTTGATGAACTTATTGAATGGTTACTTTTTCCTGTGATTAATTATGAGAAAGCAGTTGAAATACTTAAGTTTCATATTGAACAAGGATATGATTTTAACATCAAAGAACCTGTATTAAGTAATTTTCATTATAGAAAATACACTCAAAAAACAATTGATCATAATAAATTATGGTGGGAATACTGGTTAAGAGAGCAAAAAAGAGATCAGTTATGGTGGTACTTATCTAGATATAAAGTTAATAATAAAGTTAATTGGGTTAAGGGATCCTTGGCTTACACACCCAAACATCAACCCATTCCTGAAAATCATGAGTGGAATACAAAAATTACCAACCTAAATAAAATACCTGAACTCGTTAAGCTTATAAAACAAAAAACAAATATAGATTATCAGGTTAAACAATGGCTGTTGGACCATAGAATCGTAGGGGATACTTTTTATGACTAAAATTCTTTTCCCATCATCCATGAAGTCATGATGTATTTTTCTCCTTTTAAAGGGGGATTACCTCTATGAAGATAGGGAAATCCAGCAGGCCAAATAACTATTCTCCCTGCTTTCGGAGCAACACGTATTTTTTGATGTAAAAATTCTGTTTCGCCTCCTTCCTCAACGTCATTTAAATAGATTGTCCAACCTAATACTCTTCTACACTCAGGAGTTCTACGTGCATCATATTCAACATGCCATACATGATAACCTTGACCAGGAATAGTTTTTTGAATTTTCATTTGAGTGTATTCAAAATCTTCATTCCCATGCAGCATCCTTTTGATGCCAGTCTGTTTTTCGTAATGTTTTAAAGCTATTTCAAAGTTAACAATTAAAGGCTTAACATCCTTCAGCCAAGTCTCTATCGAGTTTGCTTTTAAAAATAACTGCTCATCTTCTTTATCAGAAATATCCGCATCCTCATTGACAATTCTATTTATGGTTTGATTAAATTTATACTGATGCTTAAACATATCAATATTAGTTCTACAAAGCTCTTCACTTATATAGCCATCGTAAATACCTATAAAATTCTCTATCTTTATTTCCTTCATATAATTTCTATATGATAGTTTTATCGTGAAATGTAATTAAAGTCTAGGAAGAATAAGAAGTAGGGCGAGCGCCTAATCTTGATATTTTTTCACCTTCAGTCTCACCTTCAACATTGTTAGCATCCCAAGTCGCCTGTAATGCAGCTAAATGTGCTGTATCCCACTTAGTGATAAAATCTTGAATATCACCTAGACCTTCAGCTGAAAAACTACAATGAGGTGTAGAATCTCTATGCTCTACTTCATCTGCAGCGGTACTTGTGCCATGTTGAATCGCCCAAATATTTGAATATTTTGCTTGAGACCAAAAAGCATCATCATTGATTTTATAACCAGTGCCTGCTTCTGCACCTGTGTTTTTAATAATGTTTTTGTCATCAAATATTACTGTCCAATTTGCGTTTGTTGCCATTTTTTCTCCTAAGTCTTAATAACGTACATTAACGTTAAATATGGTTGTAGGACCGAACTTGCAGTCCCTGAAAAGTTTGCACTTAAAGTAAAGTTACTAGCACCACTAAAAGTGGCACTTAAATTATGGTCATGCGCTGAACCTGATCCTGTACTTGATGTGGTAACAGCACCACTCGGAGTAGTCTCAGCTCTCATACCATTTGATCCACCTTGGTTTTGTCCGGGTCCAGCTGGTCCAACAGTGTGAGTGTGAGCTGCTAATTGAGCTGTGGATAATGAAGTGTTAGCAACATTTCCACCAATATTACCAGTTACGTTTCCTGGAACGTTTCCAGGGACATTACCAGTTGCAGATACAGTATTTGCTCCACCAGTTGAAGCTAATGCTTTTGCTGGAGATTTTCCTACTGCTACATTATTTTGTAAATCTGGAAGATTGAAAGTTGTAGATCCATCTCCTGTGCCATAAGTTGTACTAATGACACCAAAAAGAGTGGCATAAGTTGTTCTAGAGACCGCTGCTCCAGCACATTCTAAGAAACCAGAAGGAGCCGAACCAGTTGACCATGGAAGAATTGTTCCTGTAGCCGTACCTTCAATACCTGTAAGGCTTGCTCCTGAAAAATCGTATTTAGTTGCTTCGTAATTTGACATAATCCATTATCTCCTATTTCTCTGTGTAAGTCCATCCGGTTGTTGCGTCTCCAGAAAAAACCAGTGTAAAACCGGCGCCTTGTGTATTAACTGTAAGGTCTGATGCTGCATTAGCTATGTTGGAACTATTTCTTCCCACAACTAAAGCGTTGCTATCGAAATCATATCCTTGATCAATAAAAGTAACTTCATCACCTATAGTTGGTGACGCTGGAAGTGTAATTGTAACACCTCCGCCGTTTGTATTAACTGCAAGTTTAGCGCCTGCCTGAATAGTTTCAGCCGCTGTGACAGCTCTCCATACTTTTAATTCTGACCCTTTATAAACATTTGTACCGTCTGACCATAATTGATAAGTGTGGCCTTCACATAAAAGAATTCCTGTACCAGAAGTAGTTTTGAATGTTAAAGTATATCCCGCGTGATTACATGTATCTTGAACGGTATATGATTTTTCAACTGAATCTGGAATAGTAACATTAACATTTGCCTCTAATGTTCCAGTTAATTTTATTACTTCATTTTTTCCATCAGAAACTGCACCATTAGTAAAAGTTAAGGCTCTACTCGCATCTGTTACATTAAATGCACCATAGCCTCCGATTGCTTGTTCTAAAATTAATAAGTTTGTATTAGTTATTTGTCCCCAAGTTCCTGAGTTTTCTCCAGTTGTTTGAACTGTTAATTTGAGACTTGCGGATGTTGAATTAGCCATTTTTTAATTCCTTATATCATCATTTTATAAAAATAAAGAGGTTGTGTCAACCACTCTAAGCAGCGACCTCCTGCCATCCTGGAGGATCTATTGGTGCTGAACCGGTATTTACGTCGTTCCAGATTAAAGGCCTAACAGAAGCTGCCTCAATAGTCAAGGCATTTCCAGTAAGTACTACAACGGCTTCTCCCGTAGAAGTTACACTATTAAGCGCCGCTGTCATTGCAATTCCTGTTACATCAATAAAGGAAACTGCGTCTGCAACAGCTGTTCCTAAACCAGCTGTCATTGCAATTCCTGTTAGACTTACAACTGCATGTGCTTCAACTGTTAAAGTACCTAAATTAGCGATCATAAATTCACCTATGATCATCGCATCAGGAGCTGGATCAACATTTCCTAATGTTACTTGAGCTACACTTAAAGTATTAGCAACTACAGTAGCACCAGCTGCAACAGTTAGGCTTCCTAATGAAGCACTCATAGCTATGCCGGTAACTGAAACTGTTTCGTATATTCCTTCAACGCCCCAATCAAATTTGCCCCATGTATATCTACCCCAACCAGTAGTATTAAAAGCGTCCACACTACCTAATCCCATACTCATTCCAATGCCCGAAAGCATTGCATCAGGACCTGCATCTACACTTCCCTGAGAGGAAGTCATAGCTATTCCGGTTGGTATTTGTATATTTGCCCCGTAGACAACTGGAGTGCCGAGAGCAAGAGTTGCTGTTTGATTTGCGTTTGATGAGTTGGTAGCGGTAGCGCCAGCTGTAATAGTTACACTAGCTAGTGTAGCTGTTAAAGCTATACCAGTAACTGTAAAAGCTACATCAGAGGAATCTCCCCAATCATTGTCGCCCCAATTAAGATCTGAATTCCATCCAACGTTTGCCATAGGAAGTTAACCTCCCTATTATCCTGATATTCTTAGGATAGCCGCCGTACTTGTTGGTGCTGGAAATTGAATTGTAAACGTACCCGCAGTGGATGTCTTATCACCACCAAAATCTAAAACACATACTGCTGCATTTGTTACTGCAGAAGATGTATTATAAAGTAAAGCTCCTCGAGATGTAATCGTCGCTCCTGTGAAAGAAAGATCTCCAAAATCACAACGTGCTACACCAGCTGTAATAGACGTGCCAGAATTTACTAACGCGCCGCCTCCTGCTGCATATGTTCCACTGTTGCCTACTTCGTTACTTGCTGAATAAGCGGTAGTAGTTGAGTTTAAAACTGCCGAGCTTGTATAAAGCGCCATTTTAAACTTATCACCACTTGAGGATGCAAAGTTTTGATCACCTTCTAAGAGTTGCTTTTTAAATGCGTTTGCAATTGCTTGTGTTATAGCCATTTTTTGTTCTCCTATTTTCCTATACGAGGAACACCACTTTGATATTCATCTCGTCTTCGTCTTCCCATTTGTTCGATTGCGAAGCCTTCTAATACTTGTTTATACTTTCCTTCGTATAATTGCAAGAGATCATTTGGCCCCTTTAGAAAACTAAATGCTTCTCCGAGGCATGCATATAAAAGTCCATTGGGAAAATTTAAACTTATGTATGTTGTCGTATTTGTACTAGATAATCCAGGGTCTTTCAAGATATAATTTAGTTGAAGAGTATAGGTAGCATCAGGAGTAGGTGCCAAAACTATGGTATCCTCATCCCATGAACTATAATATTTAGGCACTCCTTGCGCATTAGTAGGATTGAATTGGGACATAAAACTTGTGTCTCTATACTGTAAAAAATCTCTATTATCCGCCTGACCTACCCCATCTGAATCGACAATTTGAAGAGATCTAATTACCAACGCATTTGTAGGTTCATCTATAAAACGAGTACCCGCTATAACTTGAGCTGTTTTATATCTTCTATTATTATCAGAATCTACATCCCGTAAAATTCTAAACTCTGCGTTCTCAATAAATCCATTAATAATAGTACTGGTTAAAACTGAAGAGGTGACTTCTGTATAGTCTCTAATTTTTGTTACTAATTCATCGTATGTCATGTTTGTTGTGTATTCAATGGTCCCGCTAAGACTTGAATTCCCCCTCCTACTGCACTCGCTGCAGCATTTGACAATAAGTTAAAAGTATACTTATTTTCTTCTGTTCTAGTAGTGGGCATTCCTGGTTGTGGTATACCAGTCGTTTGTACCATGGTTATAGAATAACCACCAACAATAATTGCGCCTGCCAAATGTTC